AGGTGGAAGTTTAGTCCTTGGTCCCGAATAAAGTCCCAGACTTGTATGGATCCTCGTCGGTAGTAGCTTGGGCCTGTGGTGTTGGTAGGGGCCATTTTTTAATCAGGTTAGAAACGTTGTTACCAAGGACAAAACATTGGCGCTGCAACGCAAGGAAGATGGTGATGATGTCTTCCTTGCGAGCGGATGGATCTTGAAGGGCATCTTCAATCTGCCGCATCTTGAACTCTTGCTCCATTGTCAGCTTGACTACTGGAGGAGGCGGTCCAAAGGATGGGTTGTTGATTGGTGAAATCGTAGTCATTTGCTTGAAGGATCTTTGCGAGTCTTGCGTTGATGAGCGCGACATCTTCCGAAAGATCTTTTTCAGCAAATGCCTTAACGACGGTCTCCCACGTTGCTCCATGTTCATCAAGTAAAGCAGCTGCTTTCTTGATACCAAGACCAGGTACGCCGGAGTATCCATCGGTTTGATCGCCCGCCATTGTCTGTATGTAATGCCAGCGTTCTCCATCTTCTTTTGTAATAGTCACTACTCCATCAGAAAGGTCGTACAGGTCGCCAGGAATCTGCCTCATGTCCTTATCAGGCGAGCAGATGATGTGGCCCTGTTCCTTGGTGGCATAGATGCCGATGGCATCGTCAGCCTCCAGTTGAGGCATGACAATTACTTGGTAATCTTCTTTGAGTTTATTGATGACCCTGCGATAACCGCACGGCTTCTTTCTGTTTCTATGTCCTTTATACGTTGGATCAATAGATTTACGAAAGTTGACAGAATCAGAAAAGAACAGAATAGAATCATCAAAACATCCAAGGTCTGAGGCGATGGAGAGAAGCTCCCGCTGGACCATGTTGTAGGCTTCGCTGAATCTGCTGGTGACAGTGATGACATCATCACCCCAGTCGATTTCTGATTCGTTGGCTGCACAGCACTTATAGACAATAAAGTCAGCATCGATCAACAGGCTCATTTGCCCTGCCCCCGACGTAGCTTCTTGGTTCCTTTTGGAAGGGATCGAGTTCCGTTACCTTGTTTGGTGTGTTTGAATTTTGATCGTGACTCAAACTGCTTCTTTGCTAACTGAGTCTTCGATTTGGTTTTGGGTGGCATCTACGTGAGTGGATAGGTAGTCTGTCAGTCTTTCTATTGCCTCGACTAATTGGGATTTGTTTGTCACTATTTTGCCTGCTATAACCTCGTCTATTATGTTATTTAGCTGGCATCCAACTGTTATATTCTCAATAGAATGGTCGCAGTTGCCTCCGATTCCATGACGACAAACCTCCCAGGTCTCCAGTGGTCTGCCTAAGAAACATTCAAGATTAAATCTTCCGGCAATTACCCTACACTTGTTTTTGTTCCCCAGCTGTGTTGCTACTTCTACGGGTAAGGCAATAGATTGCTTGGGTCGAAATTTTGCTCCACAATATGTATCTTGGAGCCTCCAGTATTTTGTTTTTATTGGTCTCCTACTACCGCTACCTTTTGTCCAGCAAGTCCATACGTCTCCGTTGGCTGAGGCTCCTATGTCCTCACAAGAAGGGTGCACATAAATATCAATGGGTATCACTCCATGTATTTCCGTGCCCAGACTCTGCAGCAATTGGGATTCGCAAGTTGTAGTAAAGACCCGCCTTAACTGCGGACTGCTCAAGTGTTTCTTTTAATTCTGTTATTAGGTCTTTGCCACATTCATATTGGAGTTCATCATGGCAAAAAAGTACTTGATGAGCTTTCCATTTATTTCTTTTGACAACCTCATCAGTCATCACCATCCAGCGTTTTGCAATCACTCCGGCTCCTGACTGAAGCAGGTAGTTCAGTGCCTTATGCCCCGAGTCAACGCTGATACGCCTGTCGTCGATGCTGCGTACATAACCTCGCTCTGCAGCTTTCTTAGTTGCATTAACAAGTTTCTCAAGACCAGGAATAGCATCCATGTAGGCTTGCCGGATTTCCTTGCCTTTCTTTCGCGCCTCGTTCTGGGAAAGGCTTTGGTCGTAGGACAACCCAATCTTTTGATCTCCAGCACCGTATAGAAATGCGTAAGTAACTGTTTTAACGAGACGACGACTTATGCCTATCTTGTCAGCGTTCTCCTGGTGAATGTCACCGTTGAGAAGAACATCTGCGTAGCGGCCTCCATCGTATCGAGCCAGATAATGGGCAAGCAGTCGCAGTTCAATCCCTGCGAGGTCAGCACCAACCATGCACATGTCAGGGCTAGCGCGGAATAGCTTTCTAAAATCAGCGTCACTGGGCACCTGGGCAAGGTTGGGTTTCCTATGTGCACACCGATGGGTGTTTGTGGCCACTGAGCAGTGGTGATGAATCCTGCTGTCTCTAACTAACTTCAGCCAGGCATTGATGCCTTCCGACAACATGCCAAGCTGTTTCGTTAGCTCCAGACAACGGAAGAACTGAAGAGCAATCGGCGTACCAATGTCTTTCAGGACTACCTCATCAATTGTGGCTTTACCCTTATCAGTGAACTGGGTTGGCTTCCACTTGTAGTGGGTCTCCATTACCCAGGCAATGTGATCTCTGGATGTAGGATTGAACTCCTTTAGTCGAGAGAAAGTAGCTCCTTCGACATAGCCACTGGTTTTGTTAGCTCGTTTAGGAGTGAACTCTGATCCCTTAACGAGAGGGTGCCTTTTTCGTAGTAACTCAGTAAGACCTTCAAGTTCTTGTCTGAGAGTCGATTCAAGTTTCCATGCAGCAGGCTCATCAAAGTACCATCCATGTATCTCTTGATCAGTAAGAATCTGAGCAACTCTGTGCTCTAGCGCAACCCACTCAGGTAGGGGTGGAAGTGTTTGCATAGTTTGTGTGTTACAACAACGTCTTGGACGCAGTAATCCTGCATCTCTTGTGACCACTCTTTCCAGTCAGCTGTCTTGGAAAAGTTTCCCTTGTACTCACCCAGCCGGTAGCCGTAGGCTTCTAGCGAATGACGACCATACAGTTGAGCAGGCATATGCTTCCATGACCTGTTGGTATCAATCTTCAGAATGTCTGTGTGGTACAGCCTGGACAACACTAAAGTGTCAACAACCAGACCAGCAGGAGAAAACCAAGGAAAGAGTTTACGAATAACAGGGCAGTCGTAACCAATAATATTGTGACCAATAATGCACGATGCGTCTTCAAGACGTTCAATGCCACGAATAATTGGTTCTTCAGTCCCTTCGTCGTTGTAAACCAATATTTGGTTTGCCTGGACATCGTAGATAGCCAGACAGTGGACACGGGTAACATCATTTAGAAAACCGTCTGTCTCAAGATCGAAGACGAGTGTCGGCCCATCCCCGATAGGTTTTGTCAACGAACTGGGCTCTAGTGACATCTTCAGGTTTGGGTGGAATTGGTCGGGTTAACTCAGAAATCTGTTGTTGCGTTGAAGTCGTCTGTTGCTTCAGTTTCATGGAACTTACAAGTATCTAGGTCGTAGCTCAAGTTGCACGCGACGCCAACTTCGCCCGAATAGCGATTTTTAAGGACTCGCACTGTTGTATTACTTCCTCCAGATGCGGCCTGTTGGTCTCGCTCAAGTGCGATAACTCCATCAGAGAGTTGAGCAATTGCTGCGCTTCCCCTGAGCTGCCCCAGAGTGACGCGAGCGCCCTCCTCGTGATTTTTGTCATTGGATGTGCGACGTAGGTGTGAGACAAGGAACATCGCCACACCAGTCCGTTCAACCAACGAACGAAGCTTGGTCATGGTGGTGTCGATCATTCGACGTTCATCACCATCCAAGCCACTGAGAAGGATTGACAGGTGATCTAGAAAGATGACCCGTGCATCAAGACCCGCTGCCAGGTACTCAACTCGGTTGTAGATGAGATCAGGATCAAAAGAACCAAAGCCGTCGAAAAGAAAGAGATTCCAGTCAGCAAGAGTCTTTTGATAAGCGTCGGTGAGAGTAGATCGTTCATGCGTTCCTAGGTGGAGGTTTTTTCCAACTGCTGCGGACATCAATCCGAGAGCTGTGCGGCGATTTGACTCTTCGAGAGCCAGGTATCCAACTCGTTCACCGGAACTAAGAAGGTGAGTTGCCAACTCTCTACAGAAGCTGGATTTACCAATGCCAGATCCTGCAGTAATTGTAACAAGCTCGCCGTATCTGATCCCGTGAAGTTTATTTTGTAATCCGGCGAAAGGGTAGTCATGGTCTGATGGTGGAGAGGGTGTAGTGACTAGCTCTAGAAGGTTTTTGCCATCAACGATCCCATCTGGACGGTAAGGTTTCGCGTTCCAAATAGCGCGACGAACCGCTTCAGAGTCATTGGTAGAGAGGGCGTCTGACGCATCTTTGTAATCACCCTGGAGCGATGCAATCTTGCATTTGCCAGGTGGCAATACGCTTGCTGCTTCCTCCGTCGCCTTACGGCCTGCCTCGTCATTGTCGAAGAACAGGACAATCTCCTCATAACCCTGTAGCCAGGGGAGAGCCCGTTGAATCGCTTTCTTTGCCGCAGCGGCACCGCTAGGAAGAGAGACCATCGGCCACCCCGGCATAGCTTCAAAACACGAAGCCGCATCGAGTTCTCCTTCAGTGATAACGACTCGTTTTCCAGTGGAGGAAAACAAATGTTGTCCAAAGAGACATCCTGAGGTTTCGCCTTCATAGCTAAATACCTTGCTTTTGGTTTTTACTTTGCAACCTTTAAGGATGCCAGCATCGTCGAAATAATGGAACCGTAGAACGTCTCCATCTTTGTAGATTTTGTATTTTTCGCAGACTTTCTCAGAGATGTTTCGTTTTTGCAGCCGCTCGGCTGATCCTCTGATTGAGCTTGCTCGTGACATGGGTTGGTGATTGTGAACATCGTCGTCGCTGTGTCCGTATGTGTGACAGGAGAAACAAAAAGTGTGGCCATCAGAGTACAAAGAATTTGCATCTGATGACCCACAGTGTTCACACGGCAAGTGCCTCACGAACTCGCTTTCGGAGTTGTTCGTAAGCATTTGCTTGAGCTTGGTGATAGTTGAACCAGGAGTCAAGGGCTAGGAAGAAACCCCTGACGATGTTCTCAGCAATCTCCGGGTTTTCTGCTTCAACATCAGCCAATAAATCGCTGAACTGTTGTTCGTAAAACTCCGGCGTGCCATAGGTCAGGTGAGCCATGTGATTGGAATGGTGGAATAAGAACACCAAAGGAACCCGTACTTCTCGGCCCATTTGGCGTAGGTGGTCTTTGATCCTTTATTGATCTTGTTGTATGGGGCTTGAAAGACAAAGCGAATATCTAGTTCAGGATTGCTCTTCTTCACAGTGAGCATCTTCCTTCGATCTTCTACCGTCAGCCTTCCCTTGACTTCCAAGTAAATGCCATTAGGCAAAAGGAAGTCAGGGGTGTAATTGCATTGGAGAATATAGGGAACTTTTGTTGACTCGTATTCGTATTTGACCTTCAAGCTGGAGAGCAGATCAGCGACCTGCTGCTCCAAGCCTGATCGAAACATCAGAAGTCGTCGTCCGTGTCCTCCGTGACCACAGGAGTCACGTTCGGGTCATTGGCTTTGTACCCCTTAGTCTGCCCAAACAGAGCAGCCACTTCGGTTTCACCAAGGTCACCCGTATCGACAGCAGCACCGCTGTTCAGGGCAATCACTTGGATGCCCACCAGCTTCAGACTGGTGCCGTAGGTGACACCATCTTTGAGCACATAGGGTTTCTGACGAAAGGCCAGCTTCACCTTGGAGCCGCTGTACAGGGGAGTGCTTTCATCGGTGATGGGGGTGCCCTCCGAATCGACCACAGGGGGACGGGTTTCGTCGTTCCAGTTGAACTTGACTTTGTATTTGCCTTCGCTCACTTCCTCCCAAGGTTCAGGCTTGAGCACGCTGCGCTTGGGGTTCTTCAGTTTCGATTCAGCCCATTTCAGGGTTTCAGTTCGATCCGCTTCCAGCAGTTCGATCAGATGGTCGTCAACCAGGGCTCCAAGCGAGTAACCAAACTTGGAGGGTTTCATGACTGCCTGATAGCCCTCAAGGACAACAGGATCTTTGGTGACGTGAACAGTTTGTGCCATTAACAGAAAAAGTAGGTGGATTCAATCACGGATTCGGCCTCAAGGCCGCCGATGATCGGGGGGTCTGATTGGGCACCGATTTGGTTTCCCCAATCAGTCAAGTAGTCGTGCTCTGCAAACAGGTGCATGTAGGTCTCTCGTACCAAAGTGGACAGGATCCCCATGTCAGTAGCCCTGCACAGCACTGAGTCGTGGATCAATGCAATGGGTGCATTGAACCTAAGGGTTGACAGGTGAAGCAGTGACGCATCCAAAGAATGGATCAGGTTGGGAGCTGTTGCGTTTTTATGGTGTGATAAGTCCACCTCGTCGGTATCCCCGACAGCGGCATGGATTTCACACGATCCAAGAAGTTGTAGCTGAATACGAACTACATCTTTTTTCATTAGCTTTTGTGTGACGACAAACCCAGAGGGCGTCCTCCACGTCAGCACCTTTGCTCCTGCCTTTATGGCTTCTGCCACTTCGGCTTCGATCCATTTCATTACAGCCATAGGCCCAGGGACTACCTTGTTCATGGCGTCTCGTACAGCCTTTACGGTCGCGGTTAAATCGTCCTTTTTAACCTCAACCCCCTTCTCCTCCAACGCTTCACGAATGTACCCACGGTTGGAGTATGGCTTGGCGTTGTAGGGGATGGTCATGACCGTTCGTTTGGTCACTTTGCGGTCCATGTATGGCTGCACAGAAGCAGGTACATGGGGCCTAGCAGCCTCTGCAATCACCTTGTAAGCATCTTGTGGTCGCTCGCTAGGCAAGACATTCACAAGACGTGCTGTAGAGGCATCTCGGGCCAATCCAGCGAGGATCTGTAGACCGCTGCAGGTTGCATCTGTGGCGACCATCAGCCCCGTGTGCTGACGATCACATTCAAGGATGCAGTGGTAATACTCCTCACAGGCAGCCAGGAATTGCCAAGGCTCTTCCGCTGCTTCCCATTCACTCAAGTTGTCAATGGGATCTTTGGCTACCCGTTTGATCAACTCCTTGTTCTCAGCCACCCATGCCTGCCGTTCCTGCATGGGGGCCTTGTCCAAACCGTAGGTCGTGGCCACTTGAAAAGCTAACCATTCTTCGGCTTCGGGAGTGATGAACGACTCTTCGTAAAACCGAAGCAATGACTTTCCGAAGTCCGTATCCTGCGGTGTTAGAAATGCAGGAATTGGAAAAGCTCTTCCACGATAGTCAAACGACCAAGGAATAAAGAACTTCTCCCGCTCCTTGAAGATCTGAACAGCGTTCATTGTCATCCGTGTTCTCACGGATCGGTCAAACGCTTGGGCGTTGATGTTTCTCACCTCCGCTGCCCTTCGCCTGTAGTCCTTGCGAGAGTCGTAATTCTCAGCAATGTCTACGGGTTTGGGAGGTAGAGGTAATTCGACAATAGGGACAAACTTGCCAACTGAGATCTGCTTCTCCAAAAGCGTCTCAGCCACCCCAACGATAAACGGGTTAAGGCGGTAGGCCACCTTCTGAATCTTGTTCAGAAAGGCGATAGGTGTTTCTCCCTGTATACACCCCTGATCGCCCCGGCGAACCATGTCATGGCCTCGCATGACTTCATTTAACAGGTAGCCCCCACAGTGGTCTCTGCTCCAATCGTTCGGCTCGATCAGCATGGGCCAAGCCAACGGACTGAACAGCTCGGCTTGCCCGACTACCTGATCCTTGATTTCTATAAATTCAGGGGTTGGAACCACGTAGTTTTGACGTTTGCGTCCCTCTTGACGCATGTCAGTCATGAACCAATTGGTCGCCTTGCAGACGCAATCCAGCAACCAGCCCCCAAGCTTGATGCGGTTGGCGCGGCCCCAGGCTTGCCAGCGGGGCACGTCGTAGCGGTTCATCAAGGTGCTGATCACCTTCACCTTTTGGTGAGTTCCAATGGAACGGTGCCAGTAGTTGTCTTGCAGGATCTGCAGCAACCCCGGCACCTCCCGCTCGTAGTGCCGCATCATGCACTCCGCTTCCAAGGCCGCCCCGATGGCATCGGTCACGTTCTGGATTTGGGAGCTGGCGGGCTTGACTCCAAACACCTTGTCGAAGGTCACCTTGCAAGCAATGGCAGCGGCCACTTCCGCTTCCACATCCGTGAGGTACTGCTTGATCTCCGCAAAGGCAACCCCAATCTTGCCTTCGTGGATGCGGTTGTTGGTTTCTTCGATCCGTTTGACCACCAACGGAATCAAAGTCTGGATAGACGCTACGCCGTAAACCGACGCACTTGCGTACTCCTTTTCTTCCAATCGTTGCGTGTTGTCCCGTAGCTGCTTGAGGCCTTGTCGGATCTGATCGCGTTCCAATCGGATCTGCTCATCGATCTGAGCCGGTGTGGGCATAGGCGTGAGTGTGAAGAATTGTGTAAGAATTGGACTCGACTGGGCGCCTAATTTGTGCCCAAGTGGAGAGATTGAAAACCCTAATAAAAACGGGAGGTTTCCCTCCCGAAAGTGCCTGTCTAATGCTGAGGTGGATGCTTAACGAACTGTGATTTTGAGTCGAGTCCGTCTACCAATTCCGGCACGCTCCCAAGGGATTCCAGCGATTCTCAACGTTGAGACCGCTTGGGAATTTCATGATAGCAGCCGAAATCACCACTGCTTTAGACGGACCTAGATACGCACGTCGCCTTGCGTGCTGACCCCACCTGTGTTATGGACGTACCGCTCGGTCATGGCCACTGTGGAGTGACCCATGGCGAACTTAACATCCATGATTGGAGAGCCTGCCGCGATGCGCCAGGTGCCGTAGGTGTGGCGGAACGTGTGGAACACATGGGCATCGGTGATGCCATCCACACGCGTCTTGACCACAGACTTCACCGGATTAAATGCCCGGTTGATCTGTTGTCTGTTGATCCAGTCCTCTCCAAAGATCAAATCGTTTGCGTCCTTGTGGAAGCACAAACGCTCGGCAAGTTCATGAATCCGCTCTGGCAATTGAACGGTTCGGTAGTTGCCCGTCTTGGTGATGGAGTCCTTTGTACCACCAACGTGGATCAAAGGTACGTTGAGTTTGTAGTCAAAGTCCCGGCGCTTTAGCTTGCGAAGTTCTTGCTGACGCAGCCCTGTGTAGGCCGCAAACAACATCAAATCCGCCAACTTGTGACGCTCGGTCTCCTTGGCGTACCCACACAACTGCTCGACATGCTCTTTGGTGTACCACTCGGTACGACCCATCGTTTCTGCCTTGCGTGGGATGCGTGGCATCTTGGCGAGCATGTCGTGATCCAAGCACTCCTTAAAGGTGGTGCTCAAGAATGAACAGAACTTGTTGCAGCTGGAATCACTCCAGTTGTAATGGTCCTGCATCTCGTTGATGATTTGCTTGACGTTGAAGTCGTCAGCAATGTACGCAATCGGAATCGCGTCGCTCTCACAAAACTTCTCCAGCTGTTGCATGAAGCGTCTTGCGTTGTGCCCTTGACTGTTCTTCTCTCGATTGAGAGACCACTTGTCATGGGTTGAAAGAGCAAATTGGAAGGCGTGCTGAAAGGTCTTGATGGTGGACTTTTCAGGCTTGCGCTCCATTAATTTCTCAAGTCTTGTCGCCATACAGCAATTGGGTGATGTGGTGAACAAGCTGCTCCCCTTTTGGGGTCAGTTTGAGAATCGTTCGGCGGCGATCGAGTGGGTCTACCTCCTTGCTAATCAGGTTCAAGCCAGGCTTGCGAAGCCTGTGGAAACGAGAGAGCCAGTCGGTGTTGCGGCTGCCACTGGAGGTTGGGAAATTCAAGTCCTCCTCCAAGGCGACCTTGTGACACTCATTGTGGGAAGCCACGTATAAAAAAGTGGCTACCACTTGAGCTGGCATCTCTCGATCAAGGACACGAATAGCTTCGATGACCTTGAGCAGTCGCTCGATCTGCGGATTGCTGAGCTGTCTTCTGAGTGGATCCATCGTATCGAGGACGACAGTCCCATTCTAGACGCAACCTACCCAAGTGGACAAGGTGTGCAGCGGGATCTCGCCACGCATCCCAAAAGGATTCCTGATCAATGCCCACGTACAACGGGCCGAAACACACAAGAGTCATGTATCTGAATCTTCAAGTATAAACGTATCATCTACAAGTTGCTCTTGGGCTAGTCTTAGAAGTTCTTCACTATTCGGATGTTGCATAACGTCCGTGATCAGTTGCTGCAACCGGCGTTCAAAGGTGGTTTCACTCATTGGTGGGTTTCATGGTGAGGTGGTGGATGCTTTCGTGGTCACATACAGTGAACTCAATACCAGGCGTTTTCATTAACTGTGCAACCTTATTTTCAGCCGCTGAATGACGCTGATAAACGTGTTCTTTAATCGCTCCAGTCTTGCAATCACTCACACGAATGATGCAGCAGACACTAGACGGCAGCTCCCAATTGGCTACCTTCCATGTCATTAACTCCTCAAACGTGTGAGGCTCAAACATGTCGTCAGGTGCTTCGTAATATGAGTCCCAATTGTTGGGATAGTACCGCTTACCATTCATCTCTAAGCTTCACATTTATGAGCTGGTCGTTGTGTTCTTGGGACAGCTCAAGGGCAGACCACGCTGCATCTTCTGAGCTGGGCGCTAGGATGTATCTAGTACCAGAACGCAAGGTAATTTCATACACTTTTGGCACAACAGCAAAAGTCATACAATTACCTTTCATGCGTTTTTATTTGCAGCCTTAGCAGCAGTCCTGCGGCCTTGAGGCTTCTGGATTTCTTCCTTTATCGGTTCTTCTTCCTTAGTCTCTGTTTCGTTTGCGACTGCTTGCTGCAGCACATCCCTGAGTTCTTTGTACTGCGCTGCCCATTGATGTTGGGGAAAGTAATACAACCAACATTCAATCGCGTTGAGAAGAAGCCAACGCTCGCTTTTTTGTTCGGTCATAGGTGGTGAGAAATGCGATCAAGACGGTGGATGATGTTGAGCAGCTGTGTCCTTGTGAGAAGGCCACGGTGGAAGTCCTTGAGGAATTGATCCTCTAAGTCCTTGAGTTGTTGGTGGTTAAACCTCATTCGTATTGGTCCAGGTTGGTAACAGGAACGACATCTTGCACCATCTCATTGGGATGGCACATTCCGTCAGCAATACACCATGCGTCCTTGTATGTAGGCGCGTTGATGTACTCCATAGCAGTTGTATAACTGTATGGATTTAGGCCGAAGCTGATTTGATACAACAAATGGCGTGCGGTCTTGTGATGATTGTGAAAGGTTTGGGCACTAAAAAACTCCGGTTTGTGGCCGGAGTTAGTTGTTGGTGTTATTTGTTAATCTCGACTATATCGACAATTGAATGTGGGTACTTGTCGCAGTAGTCATCAATCACACATTCTGCCGCTTCGTAGTCATCGTATCCGTCGAGAATTTCGTTGCCTTCAAGAGAGAACTTTACGATTGCGTAGTACATGACAAAGAATGGATTGCGTAGGTTAGTGGATGGATTGACTAAGCGTCAGCCAACATGTAGCCGCTGAAGAACTCTTCAGCGTCAAACTGTTTGGTGCTTTTATTCCAAACACGAATGAACCATTGCCCACGCTTTTGAAATACTCCCTCACCGTCCACACAATGCGCCCAGCAAATAGCATTTAGGCGCGATTTGGTGGTTGCTGTTTGATGTTTGCCATCAAAAAGCTGTACAAAGTTGTTGCCAATGCGGGCAATTTTGTTGCCGTAAAGGTACACGGTGGAAATGTTGTCACCGTCTGTCTCGACTCGGGTGTTGTCTAACGACCAGTTGAGACCCTCGGTGATGGCTTCATTCATGAGCCGTTCGATCTTACGCATGGTGCCTCCTTGTGGATTAGGTAGCGGAGTGGATGGATTAAGCGTAGCGATGTTCTAGGACACGAAACAACATGTCCTTGGCGTCGGCCACGGTCTTGTAACCCCTAGAGATTGCCTGATTGTCAGATAACACGTACCAGTAGGTACTGTCTCCATCGCTGAGAACCTGGGCCACAACTTGATTGTCGTGGAAGATGTGTTCGTGATACATACCGGAATCGTGCGGGATTCGATTTGATGTAAACATGGCTGGTGCGTCCTTGTGGTTGCGTAGGTTAGTGGATGGATTAAACACGGCCCATGGCTAGGTCGTCCATGAACTCGCGCAAAGTGTCGGTGGGCAGGTAGTTGGCCAGGCTGTTTAGCAGCCCGGCGACGTTCTGATCGTAGACAAGCACTAGTTCCGCAAAGTCTGCACGGATAGCCTGCGGCTCTGTTTCTGCATAGGGAGTGTTGAACTCAAACATGGCGTGCCTCCTTTGGCGGTGTTGTTGTGGATAGCGTAGCAGAGTGGATGCAATGGGCAAAAGGGTGTGGGCTCAGCTGCAGCTGGCCAGGCTGCTGTATGGCCTCAGTCTCGCACCATCGGAGACTGGCTGCGTGCCCTTATTCTGCTGTCGATGTGCGGACCACTGCTGTGATCTGGGAGCATTGTGCCCACAAGTGGATGCAGTCTGCAGCGGATACTGTGCAACTTGCTGCACTGTCACACAACAGGGAGGCGCTACAGATCGAGCCTAATAATTTTGTACTAGTCCAGTGTTGGCCTATGGTTTCCGTGGTAGATCTAGTGTCACCAGCCCCAGAATCACGCTACATCTAGCGTTTTAGGGCCTCTTGGTAACTAGATTATGGATCGCGTAGCCCGTTTAGGCCACCCCATAGGGGGGATTTGCGGCCCTGCAGATGCGGTATATGCTTTCAGAAATTTTTGTCAGAAAGTGAGCCAGATCTGCTGCACTCTGAGACCAACTCACATCACTGTGATACCTTATTGAGGTGGGGCCGCGTGCTTGCAACACCGACCCCGTGACCAACTCAACCAAGGATTGAGCTGATGACCCAAGTCTTACGAGCCCAGGCCAACCTGCAAGCTCTTTCAACAATTGCGACACGCAAACCAGTCCGTGTCACCGCCACATTGTCGTGGTCAACCTACCAACAACTCGTCAGTAAAAGCACCGAAGAAGGACGAAGCATTAGCAACCTAATGGCGTTCATTCTTGAGACCCATCTATAAGCCCCAGGAAGGCCCCTTAAATTATATTTAGGAGTCAGTGTACCAAGGAGCAGTTAAACGCATCTCAGGGAGGCTTGTAGAGCCCTCTGAGAGCGTTTCTGTATAAATAGGAGTCACATAATCAGGCTCAACCTTTTTAGCCTCAGCATGAAACTGCTCAATAGCAGTATCAAGCTCTGTGTCTACCCTCTGATCAATCACCCACCGTTCAATCCAAACAAGCAGACTAAGCAGCAGGTGATCAAACCAAGGGATGCCTTGTTTCCACGTCACATACAGTGTGTGGAACTCATTCAACTTAAGTTCTTTTCCCACATCGCCTCACAAACATTAGGAAGGTGTTGATACAGCAGGTCTTGTACTTGACCAGCAATCTGTCCGTGTTCTCTCTGTGTCCCATGGGCAGTCCTTAGGTCGCAGTAATGCAACCAAGACCGAATCGTTCCATTCATGTACAGCTTGGTTGGAGCTGCCAAGGGAAGCACGTCTCTTGCACACTCCTTGGCTACTCCATAGTCCAACATCTGTTGATACAGACGGACACCGGCTGCAAAGTGTTTAGTGATCTCGTAATCAAGGTTGTTCTTAATTACTTCATCTAGATCATCAATACTGTTCTGTCGGTTCTTTTGATCTTGACGCCGAAGAGAAGGACTACGGGGAATTTCTTCTACCCGTGCGTACCGTTGGGAGAACTCTTGAAAGGAGAAGCTTCGATGCCGAAGGATTTGAGCTGCTATAGACCGAGTAGTTTCTATCTGAACACACATGTTCACCATTTCAAATGGAGACCAGTGTTTGTGTTCAATAAGGTATCTAATTAACCTAGCACTTGTCTTAGTGTTGGTTTGATTAGAAGGGTTAGATACTCTTGCCATATAGGCAATAAGTTCTTCTGCATCAGGGGTAATGTGAATCAGTGTTGCTTGGTGGTTAGCAGACATACTGTCTAATTAGTGATATAAGTGATGTCCCTTCCAGGACATCCGGTATATCCGGAATTAAGTTCCTGAAGGGAGTGAGTTAAAGGTGGTACTTTTTAGATGTCCATTCCCAGGGACATAATAAAAGGGGAAGATTGTCTTTATTTGACTTGTCTTCCCCCGTACAGGAGTTCCGGTCCACCCTTCCATCCCTCCTGTATACACCCCTGATCGGTCTTAAACCCAGGTGGGGACTAAACTTTTGGAATTACCCCTGGCTTGTCGTTTTTGGTCTAGAGACATGCCAAGAACGATGTGGTTGGTCTCGCATTGGGGGTCGTCGATAAACCCTTGCAGCATGTCGCTCCACTCTTCCATCTTCCGTTGTTTGACCACCTCCATCGCTGAGATGCCCATGGCGTCAGTGAAGTACTTGACGCCTTGTGCAAGGGAGTCGAGACGGTCATCGTGTTTGATGGCGTACTTCTCCCGGCACATCCGACTCATCTGGTAGAACAGCATGTACAGGAGTCGTTTCTCTGGTGCGTCGTCGGGGTTGGAGTTGTAGTCCCACTCCACCACACCACGATCAACGACCAGGCGGTGTTGGTTCATGATGGGTTCCAGGGCGTCGATAATGCGCTCTTCTTTACGGACGGTAGCCCGGACTTCTTCCACGCCAATAGCTTGTTTGGTCTGTTGAAGGTGTTTCTTGAACAGCTCAGCCACGATGCCATCACCAAAGTTGGTCTCGATGACAAGCTTGGTGACGTTGTACTTCTTGCACCCCCTAAGGATGTCAAGAAGGGTGGTGTCGGAGTAACCGTCTCTGTACGCACGAATTTCGTGAACGTACAGGAAGCCGTTCTTTTGGCTTATGTAGGTGGCAGCTGTTTCGTCTGTGCCTCGACCTGACGGGTCAACGCTGCATATCGTTTCATCGTACGCACTCCACTCTCCCTGAAGCTGCATCGGGGAGTAGAAATAATCACCCGGTAAGCCAACCGTAGGCAGATCCTTGAGAACATTACGAGGATCACTGCACCACACAACAGAATCCGGCGCTTGAGTCGGGTTAACAGCGGTAACGATGAGGTCTTGGAACTTAAGTGGGAACTTTTCTGCATCACTAAGACTCGTATCAAGCATGAACTGGAGCATGAAGTTGCTCCGACCCATAGCGGCTTCCCGTTCCAGCAGGTCTTCATGGCTGAAGCGGTCTGGATCCGTAATACCCCACGCTTCGGCACCTTGATCGATGTCCTCTTGGAGTTGAGGGGCGATCAGTCCTTCGTATTGGGACAGCTTGCGGGGGTATCGAGCAGGCCACACAAACGGACGGTAGTTCCGTTCAGCCAGCTTGCGGTAAATGGTGAAGGTGGTCTGAGGCGTACCAAGGTACATGATGCGGGAGTCTTCCTTTGGGGTCAGGATTGACTCGGCCTCTGTACACAGTTGAAGAAGCTTTTCTCGCATCATCTCCGTCATGGAGTTACCAGGCACCTCCACGTCATCAAGAATCATCAGGTCAGCACGAGAACCCGTCAGCTGACCCGTAATACCGACAGACTTAACGGACGGTGCCTGGGATGGTGAGCAGTTCACATCAAAAGAGATACGAGACCACCGGGCATCGTCACTTTTAGGGCGCAAGTGAACCAGCCACGGGGTCTCGATAATCAGCTTCTGCAGAAAGATCGACATGTTGTCTGCCCGCTCTTTGGAAGCGGAGATGATCATGATCTTCTTTTCTGGGTTGTTGAACAGGGTCCACAACACAAAGGCTCCCGTGATCCAGGACTTACCAACACCCCGAAATGCTTGGATCTGTAGTCGCTTTGGTCCGTGCTGCAGGTAGTCTGCAATGGCGTATTGAGCACGGGTTGGAGAGGGGAGATCTAACTGACCCCAGAGAGCCTGTAGAAAGAGCTTAAAATCTTGCTGTAGGGACTCGATCACGGAGACCCCCCTAGGAGCCTCTGTACGGCGTTTTATAGGCATTATGATAGAATGTACCTGAGTGGATAAATAACGACCTTCCAGGGGCTCCTAGGGGCCAATAAGAAGCAATGCCGCCCCATGGTTAGGAGCGGCACGCATTTATAGAGTTAGTTATGCAAGACCTGATTTGCGTGCAGCAAGCATCCGTTCGCGCTTACGGCGTTGCTCAGCAGTTTCAGACTTGGGCATCTTGTCGGTTGATGCTTGGTTGAAGTACTTCGACGAATCCGCTTTGGTTGCGGCTTGATCGATCTTCAGGCTGTCCTTGACGCCTTCACCGCCAGACTTGGAAGCAGCTTTTGGTTCTTGCTTGGGTGCTTCTTTGGCAACCGTTGGAGCATCAGCCCGTTGACCCGTGGCCTGATCAAGACCCATTTCCTTGCGGAAACGGTTCAGCAGGGGGTTACCAGAGCCGCCAACCTTGTCTCGGTACTCCTTAGAGCCTTGGTACAAGCCCTTACCGCCGTCGCGGTAGGTCTCGCTTGCTTTGGGTGCAGGCTTAGAGGGAGTGCTGGCTTTGTCCTTGGGAGAGGGGTTGCGGACAGCCGTAGTGGGCTGTTGGCTAGCACTACGAACAGGACGTGCAGGTTGCTTTTCTGCAGGCTTTGCAGCTTCGGTATCAGTGAACTTCGATTGCTCTTTGCCAGGAACGTAGCGACCGTTGGTTGCAGTTGACCCCTTGTTTTCCGGGGTGTCCTTCATGTTGTACCGCTTGCGAAGCTCTTTAGACTTCCCCTTCCAAAATTCTGGATTGGCAGCATCCTTTGCAGCACCTTGCATCATGCTGGCGATGGTCAAGGCTCCAATTACTTTGTTTGTACCAGCGCCTACACGAGGCCCTGCAAACATGCCTTCAGGAGTCAGTCGGCTAGTACCACGACCACGAGCCGTACGGACTTCACTGGAGCGGCTGCCTTGAGCAGCTTGCCGAGCCCTGTTCTCCGCCATTTCACGGCGGGTGGGCTCAGTCCGACTAGTGCCAGGACCAGAGCGACCAGGAGGAAGTTGGGGACGATTGCCAGGGTCAGCCATCGCTTCTCTCGCGGGAGGAAGCTGAGGCCGATCAGTGTTCACACGAACACGACGCACGTCTTGTCCAGACCCTTGCCGTTCACCCCACGGCTGGCTGGAGTTACCCACACGGTTTTGTCCTTGGCTGCTTTGCGGAAGCTGCCGCCGGGGACCCGTGCGAGGTGCGGGTTCAATTGGAGACTTTTGTGCGCGTTGACTATTAAGCTTTGCCTGCTGACGAGACCGCATACTGCCAGGCTTTTGCTTGGCTTTATTTTTAGGTGCCATTATTAGTTAATGTGAGAAAGAATCATCCCTTCCCGGGATGGATTAATACCAAATGTGCTCCTCATCCATTGGAGCCAATTGTTACTACCTTTTGCCTGATTACACTGCCAGCAGCTGGGTACAAGATTTGATGTAAGATCTTCCCCGCCAAGACAACGAGGACGTACGTGGTCAAGTGTAAGTTCATGTAATTCATAAGTTTCTCCGCAATAAACGCATTGACAGTTGAAGTGTTCCTTAATGGCTCTTCTCCAGAGCCTTTTTGCTTCTGGACTTGTCATCGTTATTAGGTTTTGGAGGTAGTGATCAGGCGTAGGTAGTAACGGGGTCATGCGTACTTCTGGCCAGTACGGGGTCTGCGACGGTTGGCTGAGGGGTTTTCAAGCTTTCCCTTTGCTGGACCTGTGTGGGAGGCATCCATTCCGTCACCGTTCCCGTAGGTGCCAAGCTGTCGGTTCAGCTTGTTGGCATTTGTACGGATCTTTAGACCGTTGTTGGTTTTGTTGTATTTGGATTGCTGCTTTTGTCGGCGTTTACGTGCCTTAGGATTCTTTTTGTAGTACTCAGACGTGCTTTGTGCCATATAGCCTCCGTTGCACCATCTCAGGGTCTACCTTTGGCATCACAGACGCCAACTTATCCAGGGGGTTACCTTCGTAAGCAACGCCGCTGATGTCGTTCTTGGCCAGCCAGTCACACGCAGCTTTAAGGTCTGCAGTCGTTGCCTCTCCAGACTTGATACGAGCAAGGAACTCAGACGTAACAAGGTTATGGAGTTCGTTGAACTGGTCTTCTGTGGCTCGTTTTTTAGTTGCCATTGCGAAGCACGATCTGGTCTAGTTTGTTTTCGATGCGAATCATGTGATCCTCCATCTTTTGTAGAGCTGAAGATAGCTCTTCACGTTGAACATACTTCTCTGCAATGCGAAGTTCTACACGGTCAATACGTGAGTCAACTTCGTTAATGCGAGTGTGCATACGAGAATGAAGGGCAACAACAGCAGTAAAGACGGCAACAGTGCCTGAGACGATTGCTTCAATCATTGTTTTCTGAAAGTCATAAACCAACCAGTCCCAGGACCATCAACTTCCCAGCGTTTGAGCCAGTTAGCCCAGGAATAACGAACTGACATACCACCAGCACCGACTTTTACATAGCCGCCGTTGGTATTATTTAGTTCACCGTAGGGGTCGTGGAAGATGCCCTTAGCTCCGTCATCACCAATCAACAGCATGTAATGACCACCACCTGTTGGGGCAGTCGCTGGACCGTGATGAAGGATGCCTGTTGCTACTGGGTAGCCCTGTTGAAGTTCAAACAGGAGCTTTTGTTTGGTTCCGGTGGTGTAAAACGTGGCAAGGATGCCGTATTGAGCACAGGCTTTAATCTGTGCGGTAGCTTGCGTTGTATCACCGTATTTAAGTACGGTCTTTAAGTATGTATCGTCAGCATTACTCCCTTTAAGAGCATCTGGTAGGAGGTACTTGATGGCCATAGCACATGTAGAGCTAAAGCACATCCGGCCTCCATGACCAGTTGCACTATCAGTTTGGGCGTAATACTGCTTCACCGGAAGCAGCACCATAGCCTCAACCTTTGAAGATGTTCTTGACTTGGTTAAGCTTGTCGTCCTCTTTACGCAGAGGCTTCAGGGCGGCAATACCGCCAAGAATCAGTTGAACAACACTATTTGATTTAAGTTTAGATGCACCAATAACTTCAGAACCCAAGAACAGGGCGAAGAAAACGATGGTCTCATAGGAGACCTTAAGGCCAAGAATGGTAAGCATTGGTAATTACCAAGTAATGTTTAAAAAGATCAAGCCCAGGGCAGACCAGCAGCCTTGGTTGGCTGACGCTGTTCATCAAGCTGAGCCTGGAGAGCGGCTTCAACTTCAGCCACCTTTTCTTCGCCCAGCTGGTCCTGGACCCAGCCCACGACGACTTCAGCAGTGAGGTCAGAGAAGGGGATCATTTCGTCCTCAGGACGCTCCAGACCAATGGAGCCGTATGCACCAGCTGCATAGGTGTCATCTTTGGCGTCAACGGTGTAATGCACGGTGTAAACGAAGCCGTCTTCGACTTCGCGTTCCATTTGGGCAATGTTCCAGGTGAAAGTGGTAGACATGAGTAAAATGTGTATGGAGAAAAAAAAAGAGCCCACCGATTGGTAGGCTCAGGTGAGAGTGGTTAGTGAGTAGGACTACGACGCCTCAAGGGCTGCAACTTTGGCTTGAAGGTCAGCGATCATGGTCTGCTGTTCTTGGATGGCTTTGACCAGTGCGGCGTAGATGCCATCTTTTTCGAGGCCAAGGCGCGTCACAGTTTCATCGCCGTCAACAGTTTCAAACTCCGTCACCAGCTCAGGCATCACGGATTGCACTTCTTGTGCGATGAAGCCGTATTGCCTGCCTTGATTGGTGCGGTTGTTTTTCCAATCAAACGACACCGGGCGAAGTGCCATTACCTCCTCAAGACCCCAACCAAGAGTTTCAATGCTGTCTTTCAGTCGTTCGTCAGACGGGTTGGTGTTGGTCAGGACACCGCCATTTGAATAGACGGTGCCAGTGCCGAGCGAATACAACTGAACGTTGTCGTTGTTGTAGACCTGGAATGATTTTTTGGTTCCGTTAGACGAAACTTCGAACAGTGCGTTGGTTGCTGTGGTTGTTGTATTTATCAGCACCGCACCAGTGTTTGTAATCCTCATCCGCTCCGTAGGACTAGCCGCGCCGTCTGCCGTAGTGGAGAACACTAATCTTGCTGGAACATCGCCGCTGCCGCTGGCGGCATCAACAAATGCTTGGACCGTTGCTCCTGAACGGAAATTGCTTCCGTCATTAACTACAAAGTTAATAGAACCAACGCAGTTGCCATTCCCGACTAACGCATTTGTATTTAGTGTATTGCTACCAGACTGGCCTAGTGTCAGCGTGGCTGGATAGCCCAGCCCTGAGTAGTTAATCAAGCTTAGGCCAGCATTATAAGACTGACTTGCAGAGCTAAACTGCACATTTGGAGTGTAACTGGTGGCCTGATCGTACAAGTTGGTAAGCGCAGTAGACGTGCCAACTAACAGGCGTCCCGAGCTGTCAATGCGGGCGCGTTCGGTGCCTGAATTGCTAAAGGTAATTGGCGCGGCTGCTCCGGTATAAATAACAGGGGAGTAGGCTGTGCCCGTTCCGAATACAGACCCAGTGCTGTTATCTACTCCAAAATAAATGGAGTTGCCACCTTTTACCGTAGAGATGATAGCAGCGCCTGTGCTGGTGTCTCCAAACGCTATATTTCCTTCAACGTCAAGTGTAGTGCTAGGCGAGGTAGTGCCAATCCCTACTCGGCCTGAGGAGTCGACTCGGAGCCGTTCGCCAATAACGCCCGAAAATGTAGTGTTTATACTGAAATAGCTATTGGATAAAGAGCCACTTTCAAGTCTGCCAATAAGATCGACTTCTCCGGTTACACCAGCGCCAACGCCATAGGTACGGAAAATACCCAACTGATCGCCCGTTGTGGTTCCGGTGTAAACGCTGTCAATGGCACCATTGTCAAATCTGCCGGTGCCGATTACGTGCAACGGGCGCTCAGGGCTACTAGTCCCTATCCCTACGTTGCCTGCGGAGGTGATGCGGAGGCGTTCGGTTGGGGTAGCTGCTGCTGAATTGGTGCCAAAAGCCAGATAATGATCGTTGCTAGATGTTTGGTTAGCGGCTTCGATGTAGGCATAACGAATATTGCTATTTGCCTCGCTAACGCCTGAAAGGTTAATTCGTACGCCCTGCCCAGCATTGTTATCAGCCGGACCATTGTTCAGGAGCAACACATTGCTAATTGCTGATGCGCTGTCACTGCGAACAAGCAACCGGTTGTTAGCGTTGCCAGCAAGAGTAGTCCCCAGACCTAGGCGGCCTGAGGAGTCCAGGCGCATCCGCTCTAGACCGTTGGTAACAAACGTAATTGGATACGCACCAGTGTGAGCAAGGCTTAAGCCATAAGCAGCGCCAAAGGAACCACCGGTACTGCTGTCAAGACCTACATAGGCAATGCCACCAGTGTTACGAAATTGGATGTGAGAAGTATTTGTACCAGTTGTTGAATACAGGCGCTGAGTTGCTTGAGCCTGTTGGATGTCAAGTGGTACAACAGGTGCAGCGCCAACGCCAACATTCCCACTCGCATCAACAAACAACCGCCCAGTGCCATTAGTTGAGATGGCTACTTGGTCTGCGCCAGGGGAGTAGATGCCGGTGTTGGTGTCCCCGGTGAACTTCAGAGAAGGGGTGCCAGCGGAACCAAGGGCAAGAGCTGAGTTGCTGCCGTTCTCCCGCATCAAAGGGAAACCACCTTGGGTCGTCCCATCATGAACAACAACGACTTCCTTATCGGTATCAATCGTTGTTTCGCCTTCAAGGCCAATAAAAGTAGAGTGCTGTGCCGTAGTACCACGACGGCGACGAATTGCTGTAGTCATTGTTAGATAAGTACTCCGTAATCAACAGTAGTGCCAGCTGCGGCAGTGATTGAACCCCAATCCGCAAAGAATTGAAGCGTGTTTAAAGCAGATACAGCATTAGCTGCAGACGTTGCACTATTAGCAGCAGACGTTGCACTAGTAGCTGCATTAGCCGCTTGAGTTGGGGCAGCAATAATTGCCGCCATGTTGGTTGCACAAGTTGTAACGTTTGCATTGTTAGTTGCAACCGTTGTTACGTTTCCACTAATGCCAGCAACCGTATTGATATTGGCAATGTTTGTGGCGTTGGTATTTACGTTGGCAATGTTGGTAGCAACAGTGGTTACGTTCGCACTGATGCCAGCTACCGTATTAACGTTGGTGATGTTGTTTCCAACAGTGTTAACATTGGCAATGTTGGTTGCCACCGTGTCGATCTCACTGACAGGCTCAGCAAGGTCAGCGGCAACAGCTTGAATGTCAGCAATGTTGGTCGCTACCGTGTTGACACTGGTAATGTTATTGCCAACAGTATTTACATTAGTAATGTTGGTAGCAACAGTGTCAATTTCACTGACGGGTTCGTTCAGATCATTAGCAACAGTCTGAATGTCGCTGATGTTAGAAGCAACCGTCGTGACATTGCCAGAGATACCAGCAACAGTTGTCACATTGGAACTGATTCCAGCAACGGTGGTGACATTACCGGCAATACCAGCAACAGTCGTTACCTCAGTCGCCTTAGGAACAAGACGGTGGAAGGTATAGGTATGAAGGGTAGAGGTGGTCTCTACAAGCACCCCATAGCCCGCTGCAAGGACCGTAGAGCCGCATCCAGTGATAGTGACGGTATTACCACCAGCACCACTAGAGATGGTCACAGTGCCCGCCACAGGGGTCCGTGTGGTGACAATCTCCTTAACGCTGATGATGGTCCCACTACCATCCGGGTTGTTGATGTCCGGGTTGGTCAGAGGGAAGCTCGTCTCATTCGCAATAGGAACGAAGCCACCAACATCATCAACAAGATCAATGATCCGTGCATCAATGGCAGCCGTCGTAGCAATGAATCCATCGCTGCCACTCCACGGGATACTGCTACTAATGGTCTCCGCACTGTCCTGACGGAAGTAACGAAGATCCGAAGCAGACGTGGTAAAGAAGCTAGTGTCGTTGGGTGAAACCCCAGCAACCTCTGCGTTGGTGACAACCGTAGCTCCAGTGAGCTTCGATGAATCAACCGTACCAGCAGTCAGCTTGGCACCATCAATACCACTTGCTACCTTTGCATCAGTAACCGCACCATCAGCAAGCTTTCCGGTGGTGACATTAAGGTCAGCAATCTTAGCAGTGGTTACGTTCTGATCAGCAATCTTTGCCGTAGTAACATTGCTGTTTAGGATCTTGGCCGTGATGACTGCATCATTAGCCAGATCATCAGACACAATCGTGCCATCAGCGATCTTGGCAGAGGTAACAGCACCGTTAGCCAGCTTATCTGTGGTTACATTACCATCAGCAATCTTTGCCGTCGTGACATTACTATCGGCAATCTTGGCGGTAGTAACATTGCTATCAGCAATCATGGCCGTAGCCACACTGCCAACATCACCAGTACTTACCAGAGTACCGCTGGAGTTAGGAAGATTAAGGGTACGATCAGCCGTTGGATCACCACCAAGCAGGGTGACCTCATTAGCATCGTTAGTCGTACCCTCAAAGATAATCCCCTTACCAGCAGCAAACTCAAGGTTACCCGTCATTGTGCCGCCAGTAGCGTCCACACGACGAGCAATGGTTTCTTGGGTACTATAAAGAACTTGGTTAAAGTTATCGTTTAGGTCTTGGGCACGGATAGCAGAGCCTGGGTAAAAGGTTGCTTGAAGCGTGTCCGCAATAGTTTCACGATAGATCCTTACCAGTACACCATTTGCTGGGGCACTTGTAAAAGAAACAGTTGTAGCGTTGGCAAGAGTGTATGCAGTTGTTAAGACACCATCAAGCGTAACCTTGATGTCCGTCACTTCTAGATATGGGAAAGTGAAGGAATAGTTGGTTGTGGAACCATTCCCTGTATAGATGTTTTCAGTTGCGGCCATTTACGCTAATACGTTGGGGAATGGGTGGATTATTTGTTTTCAAGAATCGGAAGAGCAGCACCACGCTTTTGCATTTCTGCGCTGTACAGCTGTTGGTATTGACGACGCAGCACGTCATCACGGTTACTCAGCTGAACCTCAGCAAGGCGCTTTGAGCGATCCAATGCAACGTTGATCTGTTTGTACAGGTTCTGCCACAGAGCAGGATCGGTTTGAGAGCCGTTGCCACGCGCAGTTTTAAGGGAGTCTTTCCAAGCCTTTGCATCAGTACCTTGCATGATTCGCTGCAGTTCTTTCTTGAAGTACCCTTGCTTGCCGATCAAGCTGTAAAGCTCAGATCGTTCTTGAGGGGTGTAGCGGATACCCTTTTGGTTCTTCATAAAGCTTGGACGCGAGTCGTACTCGATGTCCACCAGGAACTGACGCTCAGGGGAGAGGTCGTCAGACACCTTCATTGGGCTTACGGCGTTAAACGCACGAACAAAGAAGTTTTCTGGGTAGCCAATCTTCTTACCATCAATCCAGTCATGGGCATCAGGTAGTGCCGAGTTGGGATCAATGACATCAGTAAACTTATTTCGGTTACGCAGGAGCTGAGTGAACTCCATGTCCACCTCACGCAGCTGAGGAGCCAGCAGACGGCCAAGTTCGTTCCGTGCACCAGACAACGGAGCAAGGGAACTAGCAAAGGAAGCAGCCCAACGGTTGATAGCTGCAGGGTTGCCAGACAACACATCGTTCATCGGCTCAATACCTGCAAGCATGGACTTGTTGGTGAGGTTTGCACTCAGCAGGAATCCAAGCTTGTTGATCGTTGTGGCCAGATCATCTTCAGTGACGGTATCGAAGTTATCCATCACGTCAGCCGTCAGAGCAAGGAAATCCGCAATAGGCCCCATTGCTTCGTAGCTGTACCACTTGCCGTCCCAACCTTTGTAGGTACGGGGTTTCCAGCCAAGTTCCTGCCTTACCTTTTGACGTTCCTTGTCGTGGTGACCATTGCCACGCAGATTACCGTTAAGGAACATCCCAGCAGCAGCCATCATGGTGATGGTGCCTACGGCTTTACGACCACGGATCTCAGCCTGAAGTGAAGCAAATTGTGCTTGCAGCTCCTCATCAGAGCCCACTTTGATCCCCCGTGTTTCTAGGATTTCCAGCTTTTCATCAATGGTAAAAAACTTACGGTAAGCTATTTCGTTGTACTCTTTGGCAAATAAAGATATTGGACTGTGCTTATTTGCCATTGCAATGATGTTGGCTGATGTTGTTGGGAACATCAAAAACGGTTTAATTGCTGGGTATCGGCTGATAAAGTTCGATAGTGCTGAGACCGCTGGACTATCAAGGTTCATCGCAATTTCACGACTGGAAATGTCAATTGCTTTGTCGGTGATCATTCCAGATGAATCAAACATTTCATTGTATTGATCGTTTAATGCTCTTTGGATTCCTTCTGCATCAAGCTTTCTGCCACCATCAATAAACTTGTCGTAGATGCGCCCACGCACTTCTGCATTACCAATAACCGCACGCGCAAAGCCATCAAGCGCAGTCATCGCATTAGCACCAAATCGCAGCCATGGATTGTTGGCTAAATCATTTAAGGCTTCAGCTTTCTGGTACAACGCCAGCGGACCAAGTTCACCTCTTTGCTCTGCTGCACGAGCATACGAGTGGAGAATATCCATTGTGGCTTCGTTCTTTTGCACAATGTCATCCCTCATGATGTACCCAACAGAAGTTGGATCCGACGCAGCTTTGCGGTAAACATCTGTCATATGGCGCAAGCCTTTTTGCAACGTATCTGCAAATGCCGAGTACTGATACCAGCCACGCTTGAGTGTCTTCAGATCACCACCCAGCAGTGCCCCACCCAGAACAGTGATCGGCTTTTCTAGAAGCAATGCAGTGTTTGCAAACCCAGCCTTCAACGGCGTAGAGATAGAAGTAAGAACTGAGTTGTAAATGTTCGACCACATCCCTTGAACAATAACGTTGGGCAGCTCCGGAGTTCCATCAACAAAAAACTTAGGGAACCAATCGCCAAGGCTTTGGTCAACGTACCTGTTTAATTTTGCTAGCGTATCTACGTTTCCGTCAGTAAACTCCCAAGCCATTTGCAGTGGCACTAAATACTCCGGTCGTTCTTTTGATATTTGACGAAGAGTATCTACTGTCCGTTGTGCTCTGTCAATGATTGCTTGGTCAGAAGCGTTTTTGGTTTCGTTGAAAGAATCAGCAACTTCTTTTACTTTTTTCAGATCCTTCTCATTTAAGTGCTTGTAAATCATCTGCAAACTTTGCAGACCGGATCCACGCAATTGCTTGGCCCTACCTTGCACGACCGTCAAATATTGGATCTTATCCAGAATTTGCTCTTGTGCTCTTTCAATCGCCGCTGTGCCATCCATCAAGCGAGCACCTTCTGACAGGTCCGCAATCTGACCAGCCAACGAAGTAGCCACATAACCTTGTGCCCTTAGCTTGTCCAGATTTATGTACTCATCACGTAGGCCACGAAGGGCAACCAACGCTGCTGTATAGCCAATGTTTCCTTTGGTGTCTGTTGCCAGACGTTCCATTCCATCTACGGTGCTATTGAAGTCCTCAAAAAGTTTTTGCATTGCTTTGGGATCCATACGTGGATCAAGCAGCACTGCTCCGACTTTTTTACCTTCTTCTACCGCCTCTTCGCTTGTAATTGTCCTTACGGAATCACCATTGTCTACCAAGTATTTCCACCTGCCAGACGAGGTAAGGGCTTCAACAAGGGTTTTGTCTACGGCATCAAAGCTTTTAGGATCAGCGTTTCTTAAAACGTATTTTAACGCTGATTCTGACATGAAGTTATTGAGGCGTCCATATACCGTGCCGTAGTTTTTTGAAATCCTTACCTGATCAATCGCGGCGCCTACCACGCCCAATGGATCAATGCTTCTAATCCCTTCTTCTTCTACGTCATACGCATTGCTTATTCCAAGATAAGGCAGCTCTTTCTGGTTTTCTACGCCATAATCACCCCGCAAATCTAGTTCTTCTTCTCGCTTTGCTGCAGAAGCAAGCACCTCATCTTCAACCGAGTCGTATGTAGAAGATGTCGCTTGTTGGAACTTTCTTGACTTTTCATCCAGAGGAATAAATCCTGTTTCCTTCTTCAAGCCCCTTGTAGCTTTTAGCATCTTCCCAACCCCAACTAGTAGATCGGTAAAGATGCCAAGACCAACTCCCTCGTTAATGTTCTTAGCCCGTTTCACATCTGGGCTATCAGAATCAAGGGTTGCCCAGTCATCCGAGATCCAGCTAAAGGTCTTCGGGAACATCTTTTTCAGACCTCCCTGCAGGTTGTCGTCTGATTCGTTGAGCTTGTTTGTGGCATCAACAAAGGCACCAGCCCCTGCTGCAATACCAGCCTCACCCATAAACTTCACCAACGACTTCTTGCCAGCTTCCCAGGCCACCTTTGCTTGAGCAGCTTTACCAGCAGCACCAAGACCTTTGGTCAGAAGGATTGTGGGGACAATAAAAGATGAGATCTCCCGAGCAGCCTGTTGAAGCTCTCCTTTGAACTTAGGAATCTTCGGCAGATCAGGAGATGGAAGAATGTTGTACAGGTCTACAGCCCAGTCAACCGTACCAGTAGGTACAGCTAGGACGCCTTCAGCTACGTCTCGTGCGTAGTCACCAGCATCCTTTGGTTCATCCTCAGGATTGACTTGCTTGTTTGTTGATTGTGATGGTTGCTGTTGGCCTGGCGTACCAGGCTTCGCAGCTGTCGGTGCAGCAGCCTGTTGCTCGGCTGCTTGCACATCAATGATAGTCCGTTCAGATTGAGCCTTTTCCTGAAGTAGTTGGTTGCGAATCTTGTCGCTTAAAGGCTCCTCGTTACGTTCAAACTCCTCGTAAGGATTGTACATTTCTCATTTAACTAATACCCAGAATCGAGCGTACCCGCCTGGAGAGTTCTTTTTCTTTGCCAACTGGAACTTGTGAACCTGGAATATCAATTGCTAATCCTTTGCCGTGATTACCCGGATCTCCCGGTCTGTCGACCGAACCGACTTGGATGCCAGCAGCAGTTAGCTTTTTGATTGCAGCATCACGTTCCTTGCGCGTAGCAAAAGCAATGTGATCGTGGTAATTCTCTCCGCTGTGGTCTGCCCTGTAGGAAGACTTGTGGGCGGGATCACCACTCAAATATTCAATCGTACGAAACTTTCCACGCATCGTTGCGGGATCTTGCCAAGCGCGACCGTAGCCGTACTTAGCTGCAGATTTAATTACCTTGCTGTAGTAGCTGGAGCTTTCAGCATCACCTGGGATAGGACCACGGTACTTTTCTACGTTGCCAGGACCAGCGTTGTATGCAATTAGTGCAAGACGCATGTCACCGCCAAACTGGCGTTGAAGACTAGACAGGTATCTGGCAGCGTAGTTGATGCTTTCAACTGGATCGTTGTAGTTAACGTTCGGATGGTACTGAGGCATGATTTGGGCAATGCCTCGTGCACCAGCTTTGCTCACTGCTTTTGGATTGAAACCGCTTTCAGTTTCAAGTAATCCAGCAAGGATTGCAGGGTCAATGCCATTGGCCTTTGCGGCCGTCTGTATGGTGCCTCCAAAGCCTTTGGGTACAGCAGCAGGTTCAAAGCGTCCCATGCTGCTCAAGGCCCTTACAGAGCGGTTATACGACTGATAACGATTAAGGATTCCTTGCAGTTGAGGAGAGATGGTGCCCTGAATCCGCTCTATTGATTGAGGTGTAGCCAGTTCAGGCATCCCCGCTGCACGACGTTGACGGTTGATCACTTCAAGTGGGCTGATACCAAGCTTGGAACCCCAGTACTGAGCCTCTGCAGGCATGGTGAAGCCAGGCTTTCCATAACCTTGCTCAATAGCTTGGAGTTCGCCAGCGTCAAAGATCAGACCCGGCTTATTGTCTAGTGATCCCTTGCCGCCGTATGCAAGTGCAGTTCGGATTTTATTTAGCTTTAGGTTGAGTGCCTTTGAGGTTTTAGCAGAGCCAAATTTGAAGTTAGTGAAATCACCCTGGCTATTGATTGCATATCGGCCAGTTGGGTTATCAAATTCACTCATCACCTCTTTCATCGCTACGCTTGCAGCTTCTTGGGGTGATACTTGTCCAGTGGCTATGTACTCCGCGACTTTGCGATTAAATTTTGCTTGTAGCTCACCAATAACAAGCTGGCCAATGCCTGACACCTGTCCACCATACATAGCCCTTACGCTTGGCTGATTCTTTACGTGTTGCTCAATTGCCTTGAGCTCGTTTTTAAAAGAACCAGTCTTACTTCTTGCTTCCTCTTGCTTCGATGCAACGGACATCCACTTTTGCTGTACCTCCCAAGGTGCTTTTGCTACCATCTGGGGTGTCAGCATGTTCTGCTCTGCAAGGTTCTTGAACTGATCGTTCAGCCGTTGAGCACCAAGAGCATCTACAGAGTAGGTCGATTCAAGAGTACTAAGTGCGTCACTCTTCCGTGTAAATTTCTGGAAGAAGTCCTGCTGTGCTTTTTTGATATTGATCTCAGTGGCTTGATCTGGATTCTGATTAAAGAAGTCCATCAACTCCCTTTCAGCATCCTTTGCCTTCATGGCAATCTCAGCCTCTTCATCTGCTGAGTTCTGCCTGTTAGCAGCAGCTAGTTCTTCACGAAGGAGTTGAAACTTGACAGGCCACCGCTCTTTAAATGTCTTACCTGTCTGTGGATCCACTTGTTGCTCAATAGCAACCAGATTATCTTCATTGATCATCCCTGCATCAAACATATCTTTGATGTAGGTCATGCCCGTTTTCCAAGCACCAGGGAAGCCAAGGGCATTACCTCGTTCGTCGTAGGTGACAGAAAGACCAAGCAGAAGATCGCCAAGGTTCTTGTCGGTCACAAAGTTGGCCATCAGCTCATCTCGCTTCATGGCGGATTGAGCAATGCCGTGCTCCTTCCTGAACACCGACATCAATTCAGCTTGAGCTTTGTTGATCTCGGGAAGAGCGTATTTGGCAAGTAAGCCCTGGCTGATTTGGGTAAGACCGTTCTCGGTCATGTACTTACCCAGCAGCCGCTGCATAATTGCTGCTTTGTGCTGCGGTTCCCAGGTTGTGTCGTTAACAGCTTTTTTTACGCCATCAACTTCAACGGCATCAGTGTTGCTAAGGAATTGTGAGCTAGCCCACTCCTTAAACGTAGAACCAAAATGTTTGGCAGCGTTCCGCTTGTAGTAATAACCACGAAGACCCCCAAGGGACTTCAGCCGCTCAACTACCTCAATAGGAGCACCTTCTTTGATTGCCTGAGCAGCTTGTTCGTTGTGAACGTAGTTGACTTGCTGAAGAGCTTCTTCTTGGGGTTCGATTTCTTGGATCGCTGCAGCTTGAGCAGTTTGATCTTGGGCAAACAACAGGGCTGCTTGCTCGTCTTCAAACTGGCTGTAGTACTTAGCGCCCTCATTGACGAAGCTGCTCAGGGTCTCTGAGAAGTCAGCTAGTTGACGGATGTTTCGGCCTTGCTGCTCGTAGTTGGCAGTCTGGCCTCGTTCCATTAACTTAAAGCTTTCGTTGATTGAGGAAAGCTTTCCAGACAAACCAGCATTAGGATCAGCTACGTTATACGGATCAAAGGCACCACCTTTTGCTGAACCTTGAAATTCAACTTGACCACCAAATGGTTTAATAGGACTCATTTCTTCCTCAACATGCTATCCATGCTGAAACCAGTTTGTAGGCCAGTCATAAGACCTTGACCAATTCCCAGTGCAGCATTGTTATTGGTTGGTGGGTTGTAAGTGGTTTGAGCCATTACAGGCATAAACCCGTCAAGCTGTGCCTGCAGACTTCCAACAGCTTGTCGATCAGCGTCGTACCGCTGACGTGCCAAGTCAGTCATGTTGCGACCGAACTGACGACCAGAACTGGCTACATTTTCACTGAACAGTGCGTTCTGTCTGCCATATTCCCCAACGATGTCGATGTCTCGGATTCGCCGGGCACTACGACCGTATCGTTCAACAGCGTTGCCTTGACCTTGAGCCAGGATTCGTTCACGAATAAGGCTTTGGCGACCAAGTGAGAACCCCATAAGTTGTTCATTCATCCGTGCCTGTTCTCTAGCCATTGCACGACTAGCAGCATCTCTGTTCTCAAAGATCTGCTCCTCAGTAGCTACCTTGGCCCGTCCAGATGCTCGTTCTTTCTGGCGGTTCATAATGTCCGCCTGACGTATCCCCAGCTCGTTTTGGTAGGCAGCAGAAGCTTGGGCTGAGTAGTCCTTAGGGCCAAACATTGACATGCCGCCCTGGAAAAGACCCATCCCTATGCTAAATGCACTTATTGGATCCATAAGCGTACAAACTCCACGTAATAGTTGTTGTTTTTAGTCATTGGAATAACCCTAAGGAACTTGAACCCAAGCTTCTTCAAAAGGGTTAGTTCCTTTGTGTGTTGAATGTCAACGTAGTTATATAGAAGTGGATGTGGCTGGCTTTTAAGCCACGTCTTAAAAGCTTGGACAAAGTAGCGTGGATACTCGTAGATCTTGTTGGTTTTCTGCATCCACGCATTACCCTCCTTGTTCACGCCAAAGAGTCCCATTGGCTTGTCATCAGGCGCCAATGCCACATAGGTGGTATAGGTTTTGAAATCACGAAACAACTGAAGCGCAGGATTTATTTCTGCTCGTTGCATCTCGTGGACTGCTGGTTCAATCAGATTGTTCGCTACTGCAACAACATCTTCAATTGTTGCTTTCCTGATCACACAGCCGGATCGGGACTCTTTAGACATACTATCTTCGGGTGTAGAAGTTCGTGTTGTACTTGCCTTCCCATTGCATACTGCTGAGAGTTACGGGGAAAGGAGTATCACCAATAATGCGGATACGAAGGTTTTTGTTTCGCTGATGAATAGGTACAACGTGAGTGGCTGATGCCGAAAGGTTCACGTTGTTCAAAGCGTATTGAGCAGGTAACGTTACGTTGATTACGTTGTCCCACTCATCCAAGCCCGTAATGTTGACTTTGTACGTGATTGGACCGCTTAAGCCCGTCTCAATCTTCAGTCGATGCACAATGCAGCTAGAAGTCGTATCCGCCTTCCACTGCCTGCCATCGGATGACCCTGGATAGATCTTGGGAATCTCCACGGTCATGTCGTACAAGTAGCCAAGAATCAAATCTCGGCCTCTGTAGTCGCCCTCTAGGACCACGTAGTAAGCCCCTGAGGTGACTTGTACGGTTGGATAAAGGATTGCCCCTACCGTCTGACTGGAGACCGTTGGAGAGGCTCCTATGTACCCACCAAGAGCAATTACGGAAAGGGTCTTGCCAGTGACGTGGTTAAACGGTAAGTAAACAGTTGTTTGATCAGTACCTGAGTCGTAGGTTCGATATGGGTTGATGTTGAAGAAGTCAAGACACACATCGGTACGCTCTCCAGTTGGAAGTGTCAGATAGCCTTGCTCACTGGCTTGCGTAAGGTCAAAAGACGATACCAGTACTTTTGTTCCGTTAGAGACCACAGCGTAGAACGTGCTGATGTCAAAGAATTGATCTAGCAGATTGCCTGTCATCTCCCACTTGTACCAAGTGCTTTGTACACGCTCTTCTTCAGAGTCGTAGAACTTGTACTGGTACAGCGTGTTTGTTCCTTGTTCCCCAATCGAGATCATCGACAATGCAGGGCTTGCAATCATCGAATCAACGCTTGACGGGATCAGCTCAGATACCGTTGTGGTTACTGCTGCCTGTACTGGCGGCATATCAGACCTAATACGACCCAGTTGGAACACACGGGTGTACAGGTTGGTCTTTGACAGGAAAGCAAGAGATGTACCAAGGTTTACCGACTCAACCTCTGAATCTGCTTCGTACTTAGACAGCGAGTTGAGGTTGGCAGTTTTTGGGCTCAGGATGTCTGTAGCCTCAGTGCTCAACAGGAACTGTTCATTCTGTCCAAACAGGACAAGACCTGTGTTGGAGTTTTGAACGTAGTTGAGTGTGACTGGTTTGGTGGACGTTGCGGTAATGTCAATCGGATCATCATCCGTTACCACCTGTGCAGTTGTAGCAAAGAAGTTGAAGTAATCACCTGCCTTACTCAGTACCACCGACTCCTCTGACAAGAAGCCAAGGCGGTTTCTGTAGAAGAAGATATTCCGAATCGTTGATCCGATAAAGCTTGGATCAGGGTTAGTAGTGAGATCACCCACCACTCGGTCTTCCCACGCAATTGGTTCAAACTTAAATGAGCCATCAGACTGACGGACCAGCTGATGAGGCATTGTCAGCTCATCAAGTTCATACGTGATGCCTGGAGCGTTCGCTTCCTCCCACACACCAGGACCGTAGGTCTGACTGTTAGTGGTGTTGAACTCAACCCACATGTCATCTACTTCAATGTCAGCAGTGTTGACGACCTTTACCTTGTAGCCGTCTTTGCACTGGATCGGGAGTTTGCCAATTGATCCGATCTGATCCTGGAAGACATACAAGCCTTCCTCTGCAGCAGAACCCTTTGTGGTAACAGTGAACGCACTGGCATGAGTGATGTAAATACCAGGACCAACAGACACAGCCGTAAACCCAGCAGAGCCATTAATTGCTGTGGCCAATGCCGTAGCAATTGTTCCCGAGTCGGTTACCCCACCCGTCACATCTTGAGGGGTTGTGGTTGTGTAGTTAGTACCGTTCAGCGTTACGGTGTAGTTAGCGTTATATGCAACAATGCTGATGACTACAAATGCTTGCTTGGGAAGAGCAGCGGTAGTTGCCGCCTTCATCGCAGGCACCTTTGCCTTGTTCAATACAAACGTGTAATCATTCAGTGTCAGAAGTTCAATGTCATCAGGAGTTGCATCCTTCAGATAAGCATTGCTTGGGACAGTGGTAATGTTGCAGTTGCTGACAGCAGTGTCATAGAGTCCCTTCTTTGTGGCCTCATCAGAAACGGCGTTGTTGTAGTTGGTCTGAGCCGTGTTCATTGCGGACAAGGCGGTCGCAAGTTGACCAGCCGTGAAAGCAGCCGCTACCGTTTGAACCAACTCATAAACTTTGAAGCCTTGCTGGTCCAGCCACGGATATTCATCTGTACGTTCCGTGCCTTGACTGTATCCTGCAGGATACGTAATGGTTCCAGTCCCACTGCCCAGAACAGTACCTGCTGACTTAATAAAGTACTGGTTTGTGGCAGTGTTAAGGATTACACCAGACCTAACGCTTTGAACGTAGTCATTTGTATACGTGGTATCAATATCAAACAGCAACTGTTGCGTGCTGTTTTGACCTTCTAGCCTTTCAGCGTATGTAGCTTGTGCTGTGTTTAGTTCAGCAAGCCTTGTTTGCCTTAGGGCTACAGCAGCGTTGTAATCGGTCACCCTCGTCTTCAGCGTGGCCAGGTTGCACGTTCCCGGTACTCCGGTATTGGTGTGCATGTCCACGGCCCTTACAGAGCCGTCTAGAAGGCTCCAGACGCGAAATTTGTTGTCACTGTATTGAGCGACATACTTCTCCTCGTCATCCCTCAGAATCGAAAACCAACGGCCTGAGGTGTTAGCACCGTACAGCTCAGCAACAAAGCTACCACCAGGTCTCTTCAAAAGACCAAGTGCATAGTCAGGATATGTGTTGATGCTATCGACTAACTGACCAGGATATTTAAGGTAGTCAGGTTGCTGAGAGATCCCACCTAAGAAGTTGGGAATCCGTTGGGTTATCGTACTCATCTAGTTAGAGCGTGGTATGGTTGATAACTGGTGTAAGTTCCTTGTCCATCTCGCCAACCAAAGATCGAGTAATCTCCTTGGTTGCAATCGTATTCAAGAGCAGCTGCTCGGGTGTACAGCTCTTGCTCTTGCAGCAGTGAGTAGATCTCTTTATCCCCTACCAGCTTCACGGCAACAAGCCGTGCAGCACGAGCAGTGATGTAGACCTGAATAGGAGGGGGTACGTCTTCGTATGCAAAGAACCAAGTGACATCACACTTGATTGGATCTGACCATACGTAGGTGTGTTCAAGACGGTCGTACAACTTTCCATCTCTACGGACTGGATCGTATGTATTACCGTGATCGTCAACAGTAGTATCGAGTGCGATTACATTGCTTGGATAAACAATGTGACCTGTGTTTGTATCTGGGGTAAATTCATACCCACGTTCAGTGTTGAACAGCCAGCCCTCTGATTGCACTTGGCGATTCACTTCTCTCAGGGTGTTGAGGACAATCGATACTTCGGGGTTTTGCAGATCTAGCGTAGTGACAGGAGCCTGTCCTACTGAGCTAAGTATTTGATTGACAGCATCCAGTTCGGTGGACGCAGCATAAGTAGCAGGCATCTCTATCAGTTAGATAATAAAAAAAAGGGACTCCGAAGAGTCCCCGTATTGATCACAAAGAATCAGAAAGCAGAAGGAGCGGTAGCGCCCACATACAGCTCAACAGCGCAGGCGGGGTTCAGGTAGTCGGCGCCCATGGCCAGACGGCCAAGGATCACGTCGCCCTGATAGATCACCGACACGTCGCCGCTGGTCACTTGCACTTGAGGACCAATGGCCTCAACCACACCAGCAGCTTCACGCTGGAAGATCAGACCGCAGGACTTGCTGCCAACTTCAGCAGCAGTACCGTAGTCGTTGTTCACACCGCTGCCGGTAGCAGCGTTCTCCAGAGCGGCGCCGACAAAGCTGCCCACGTTGCCAGGAGAGGTCTCACCAGTGGTGCCGCCATAGGCAGTACCGTACTTGCCCAGGAACGGGATGTTCATGGACTTGTAGATCTTGATACCAGCGATCTCAATGATGCCGTTACCCTTTTGCAGGGAATCACCTTGAGCATCGCGGTTCACCAGACCGTTGGAACCGATGGCTTGGATCAGAGCGTAGTACTGGCGGGGGTTCAGAACACCCACACGACCTTCGCTGCTGACGCCCTTCTCATCCATAGCAGCAGCAGCGTCATAAAACGCAGCCACCAAGTTGGTGGAATCGAAAGCATCGGAATCGTTGGCAGAAGTACCAACGCGGATTTGAGTACCACCGGGCTCAACGAAGCTGGCCTTGGTGATCGGGCTGGCTTGACGAGCGCCACGGGCGATAGCACGGAAGATATAACGGTCATACTTCTCAGCGAGAGCATAACCAATCTTGCGGCTGATTTCGCTACGCAGGTCGTAGTGAGCCAGCACTTCATCCAGCTCATACACGAAAGCCGAGCTAATCAGAAGGTCATCACAGGTGATGGTCTTCTCAGCCACCGGAGGCGCTCCATCGGTGTTACCAAGGATCGCGTTGCCGGGGGTGTGGAACTCAGCCGTGGTACGGCCAGTGTAGATGAACTGAAGAGACTTACCGTTCTTCAGAGTGCGCTTCATAACCAGGTCACGAGCAATCGACTCGTGCTGGAAGCCTTTGAACATTTCACCCGAAAACAGTTTCAGGTAAAGAGCGCGGGCGTCACCCGCACCGTTATCCTGACCAGGACGAGTCAGGCTCGTGGTCAGTACAGAAGTTTGTTGTGCCATTGAAAGAGAGAAAGAGTTTAGTTACTTGCTCTCCAAACGTTTGGAAAAATTTGTTGCGATATTTTTGTTGTCGTCTTTCCGACTGTCAACGGCTAAGGGTGTCGGCGTACCGGCCTCAGCCTAGAGAGTAGAGATCCGACTCTGAGGTGTCCCTACTCCAGTAATCACCCAATCACTGGTGCTTTGTGAGTAGCCAG